GTCCGCATTTTTGCACATACTGCTAACGTACTGTAATCATTGCATTATTTGGTAGCGGTTTGGTGCCTGCTGTAGGCATCGAACCAATGCCCGCCAGACCCCCCCCCCATGCCATTAGATCGCGGGGTGCGGTTGTCAATGTCCCCTAAACGCACACACGGCACACCCATTTGCACCCACTTTCTCCTATAAGCCGGCCCCCCGCCCCCCCTATGCCTTCATAAAAATCCGCGCTATAGTCAAAAAAATTTTACATAATCTGGACAGGATCGCACATGCCCGGCAGACCAGCGCGCAAGATATTGTTGAAAAAGATGACCGACTTGGGCGGCACTGACTACCTGATTGAGCATATCGGCGGCGGCGGCACGATGAAGGCGCTGGCAGTTATCGTGGGATACAGCCCGTCGTTCACGTCCCGCATCATCAATGGCACGCCAGAATACCGGGCGGCGTTGCATGAGGCGCGCCACATTCAGGCTGACCTGATGGCCGAAGACAGCATGGGCATCTTGGATGACCTGACGGACAAGCCTGAGCTGTCGTCGCAGGACGTGCAACTTGCCAAGGAGCGCGTTAATGTACGCAAATGGCTTACAGCCTTGAACAACCCGGATCGCTTCGCGCAGAAGAAGGATGAAATTGTCGTCAACATCGGCGAGCTGCATTTGGGCGCGTTGAAGAAAATTAGCCGCGAGATGCTGAATGTGACGCCAGTCGCGGCGGAGATTGAACATGACGAAGACTGACGCAAACCCTCTGGAAGAATTTGCGCGGGCGTATTACAGCGACCCCGTCAAATTTGTGCGCGAGATGCTGGGCGTTGAGCCTCTGCCGTACCAGATTGAATTTCTGGAGGCACTGGCCAGCGGCGAGCGCAAGATCAGCATTCGCTCTGGCCACGGCACGGGCAAGTCTACGGCGGCGTCATGGGCGATGCTTTGGTTTATGCTGTTGCGCTTTCCCAACAAGGTCGTCGTGACCGCGCCGACGTCTGGCCAGCTATTTGACGCGCTGTTTGCTGAGTTGAAGCGCTGGGTCAACGAATTGCCCCCCGCGATCAACCAGATGCTGACGGTCAAGTCTGACCGCATTGAGCTTGCGGCTGCCCCGTCCGAGGCATTTATCTCCGCGCGGACGTCGCGGGCCGAGACACCGGAGGCACTGGCCGGGGTTCACTCTGACAACGTGATGCTGGTCGTTGACGAGGCGTCTGGTGTGCCTGAAAAGGTTTTCGAGGCTGCCGCCGGTTCAATGTCTGGCCACAACGCCGTCACGATCATGCTGTCCAACCCGACGCGATCAAGCGGCACGTTTTTTGAGAGCCAGACGCGGCTCGCTGGCAGCTACTGGACACGGCGCTGGTCGTGCGTATCCAGCCCGCTGGTTAGTGATGACTTTGTCGAGGAAATGAAACTCAGGTACGGCGAGGACAGCAATGCCTTCCGAATCCGCGTCTTGGGCGAATTTCCTCTGGCTGATGACGACACGATTATTCCGTTTCATCTTGCTGAGAGCGCCATTCACCGTGATATTGAGATTGACGACAACGCTGCGGCGGTCTGGGGTCTGGATGTGGCTCGATTTGGATCCGACAAGACGGCGCTGGCGAAGAAACGCGGCGAAGTCATCCACGAAGTCAGCAGTTGGCAGGGCCTTGACCTAATGCAGACCGTGGGCCGAGTTAAGGCTGAGTATGACGGCCTTCCGGCGCACTTGCGGCCACAGCAAATCTTAGTTGACGTGATCGGCATGGGTTCTGGCGTCGTTGACCGCCTGCGGGAGCTGAATTTGCCGGTGCGAGGCGTAAACGTGGCCGAAAGCCCGTCGATGGGCGAGATGTATACCAACTTGCGCGCCGAATTGTGGTTTAAGATGCGCGGCTGGCTTGAGCAGCGCGGGTCCAAGCTGCCGAACGACGACCAACTGATCGCCGAGTTGACCGCGATCCGCTACAGTTTCGCTAGCAATGGCAAGATGAAGGCTGAAAGCAAGGACGAGATGCGTCGGCGCGGGCTGTCGTCGCCCGACCTCGCCGACGCCGTCTGCTTGACGTTGGCTGCCGACGCGATCACGGCGATGGGCGGCAAATCTGGCCAGTGGGCGCAACCTGTTCGGCGAAATCTAAAGGGCATCGCCTGACGTTGCCGCGAAGGCTTAATTCGTGTATGGTTTCGTTAAATAGACGCAATATTTTTGGAGACACCCATGTTCGGCTTTGGATACGACGGCGACGACGGCAAATCTGTATCCGCGCTGCGAGATATGTTTGACGGCGGCGGCTCTGGACAGTCTGGCCCACGCTTTGAGGGCGGCGGCATTGTCTCGTCTGCAGCGAACACCGTATTCCGGCCAAGCGGCTCCCGTGATCGCGGCGAGCCAGACATGCGAACCGGCCCAATGGGGTTTGCGCGCGATATGGTTGATGGCGGCGGGTTTAATACGTCAGGTAATCGCTTTGAGGGCGGCAACATGTACGGTCGCCTTGCTGGCGGCCTGATGAACCGTGCGGGCATTCGTCCACTGGGTTATTCGGAGCGCCAACGCGAGGCGCTACCTGGCGTGCTTGAGGCCATCATGGCTGGCATTACGCCACCACAGGCAAACACAGCGGGTCAACATGCGCCCCCACTGGGCTTGCAGCCGCAACCCAACGTGACCACTCCCCAACTGCCGGATGATTTCGCCAGCATGTTAGCGCGGCTGCAGAGCGGCGGCATAAATAAACAGTACGGCGGTCGCGGAGCAGTGGGCATGCCAGTGCAAGCCATGCAGTACGGCGGTCGCGGAGCAGTGGGCATGCCAGTGCAAGGCCAGGTTGGCCGACCATACCCGGAATCACTCAGAGGCATTGGAACAATGGAACAACACATGCGCGCCGCGTCTCCATTTGGAGGCAGCTAGTGGCTGATTTTCGCATGAGCGACCTGATTACTGCACAAATGATGCAGGAGAGCAGCAATAACCCTATGGCAGTGTCGCCAAGTGGCGCGACAGGCTTGATGCAGATTATGCCGCAGCATGCTCGCGATTTATACGGCTCGTCTGCTCCCAGCGTATTTGACGAGGCGCGAGCAAGAGGTTTTGACACTGGCTCCGAAAGCGTAGGCGATGCGGCGAGATTGCTGCGTGATCCTGAGATAAACATGGCGCTCGGTGATCCCTACCTGCGCGACTTAATGCGGCTGTACAACGGCAATATTGATCACGCGCTTACGGCATATAACGCTGGACCCGTTGCAATGAATGAAATGATAAGTTCTGGCGGCGGTGTTCAAGACATGCCCCACCAAGAGCAACGCGAGTATGCGCAGAAAATACGCAAATTGTACTTGGACAAAGTTGGTCAAGAAATGCCAACGACTATGGACACGATGCAGCTAACGCGACCGAAGGCGAGGCCAATGGGTTTATTGGAAATGACAAATGGCTGATTATTTCAACTCACCAAACGCGGGCCAGAACCGCCGTGCGTGGTTAAACGGCCTGCTTGGCAGCATTGGCGACAGCGCAGATTATTACCTTGGCCCAACTGGCGTCCCTGATCGCACTAGATCAGCAGGTCAGCTCGTTGACATGGTCAGCCCCGTGTCCGGCACGTTGCGATCCATGAACGCCGCCGGACGCGGAGACTATGCCGAGAGCGCCTTGGAGGGCGTCGGGGTACTAGCTCCCGCCGCTATTGCAGCAAAATTCGGCGCGCCCGCAGCTCGCGCAGTCGTCGAGACGATGACTGGCACTGGCAACGCACTGGCGGACACTGGATCGCGTGCATATCAGGACGTGATCAGCCGACTGAACCAAACCGGCGACATGGGTACGCTATACAGCAACCCTCTGGCGGCTCCGTTTGACATGATGCGTAGCGCGAGTGACCATGCGGTTGATACCAGAGTGCCGTATCAGCGGGATGGCACCGCTGTGGCCCGCCAAATATCAAACATTCCAAGTGCTAAGTCTGTAATTGGAGTGGAGGATTTGCCGCCCGCTGGTAATTTTACAAAAATTTCTCCGCTGCAATCACGCGCCTTGCCAGAGCATCAGAGCGCAGGTTACTTGTCTGATGAAATTGTGCCGCCAAGGGTGCAGCAATCTATTGCGCCACTTCTTGGCCGTGACGTGATGGCTATTGTTGGGGATCAAACGGGTCGCCACACAGTCACTTCAGTTGATGGCAAGGTGTTGCCAAACGAAGTCGCGTCAAAGGCAGGGTTTCAATACATTGACGTTCCGGGGCAAGGGTACGCTGGCGCATCTAGTGCGACGTCGAGCAAGGCCACGGAGGCTGGAAGGCCCACAACGCGCGACCCATATTACATGAGCTTTATGATGGGCGAGCAATCGGGAGACTTTGCGCGCCACCAAGGCAATATATTTGGCGAGATGTTTAAGAGCGCCCCAATCGCGGCGTCAAACGTGACAAAAGTTGACGAGGCAATCAGAAAGATTGGCGTTCCTAAGACAGTTAAAGTTTTTGACGATAATGGTAACCCTGTTATGAATCCAAAAACTGGAAAGCAAAAAACAAAAAGCGTTAAAAGTTTTCCGTTCACTAATTTTGGAACTGTTGCGGACCCGAACGCGGTAAGTGCGTATATTGACGCGATACCGACGGGTACGCAGCGTGCATACTTTTTAAAGGGGATGGACACCGACGCATTCCAAAAAATGGGCGTGCCTCGCGTTTCAGACGCTCGACTTGCTGCGGCGGACCCAAATCAGATTGGCATGGACTGGGGAACGGTTGGCTACCGAGGCTTTACGCCAGACCTTGAGCGCGGACTATACCCAACGACACCCGCTCAAAGCACCACATATGACACTGGGATCGGCAAAGTCGGCCAAGCTGACACGTTTCTTGAGGGGTCTCGCGGCATTCCAGCTAACCTTTTATACCGCGACTTAGCAGAGGCCCAGCGAGCCAAAGGCACTGGCGGCGGGCTGTTGATGAACAGCGCCGACTACAAGGCTTACGAAATGAGTCCCAAGAGGGCCAAGCAAACAATTGACGACTTGGCAGTTGAGACTGTTGACACATTTTTGGAAATAGAAAAGCGCGGCGGTCGCGGTGACGCATTGCGGTATGCGCGAGATATTCTGTCTGGCGGCAAAGTCACAGGCGCAATGGTCGAGGCCGCCCGCAAAGCAAACGCGCCGACGTGGGTAATCGCGGCAATGGCAACATCTGCTGGCCTTTCGGCGGCTAATCAGCCCACACAGCGCCCCGGCCTACTCTCAGACATATAAACGTGGTATCAATGACAAACGCAACGCAAAGAGGCCCACATGCCAATCACAACGTACACTGAGCTAAAGAGCGCGGTCGCTGACTGGCTACTGCGCGACGACCTGACTGCGGTGCTGCCGTCGTTCATTTCGCTGGCGGAGGCTGGCCTCAATCGACAAGCGCGTCACTGGCGCATGGAAAAGCGATCAACTGCGACGCTCGACAGCCAATACAGCGCGCTGCCAGCAGACTTCCTGCAGCCAATCCGGCTGTCGCTAACGAGCGGCACGACGTTTGAGCTTGAGCTGGCCAGCCAGGCCGACATTGTTGATATGCGGTCGCTGGCAGCCAACAACACTGGCCGCCCCCGCTACTACGCGCTGACTGCGGGCGAAATTGAAGTATTCCCGACGCCGGGTGACAACTACACGCTGGAATTGGCATACGTCGCCCGTGTGCCAGCACTTAGCGACAGCAACGCCGACAACTGGCTGCTGACATACTACCCAGACGCCTATCTGTATGGTACATTGCTGCAAGCTGCGCCGTATCTGAAAGACGACGAGCGCGTCGGCTTGTGGAGGTCGATGTATGATGGCGCGGTTGCGGGCATTATTGCCGACGGCGAGCGGGCAAAATTTGGAGGCTCTGGCCTTCGCGTGAAAATTCGGAGTTACTGACATGCCATTCTCGAACACTTACGAAACAATCGTGCTGAAATATGCATTCAACGCCGACAGCGTGACGCGGCCAACGGCGTGGTATCTGGGGCTGTTTACGGCTGACCCATCCAGCGGCACAGAAATTAGCGGCAGCGGCTACACGCGCAAAGCGGTCACGTTCACTGTGACTGGCGATACTGCGACCAACTCTGGCGCAGTCGAGTTTCCCGTCGCCACTGGCAGTTGGGGAACAATCAGCCACGTCGCAATCTTTGACGCGGCCACGACCGGCAACCAGATCGCATACGCGGCACTGACGACATCCAAGGCCATTGACACCGAGGACACCCTGCGGTTTCCAGTCGGCGAAGTTGACGTAACACTAAGTTAAGGACAGCACATGGCCACTCTCGTAAACCGCGCTAAAGTAGCCACGGCCACCACTGGCACTGGAACCATCACGCTGGGCATTGCCGAGGGCGGCTACCAGACATTTGCCGACGCGGGCGTCGTTGACGCTGATGTCGTCCGTTACACCATCGAGGATGGCTCTGCGTGGGAGATCGGCACTGGCACGTACACGGCGTCTGGGACGACTTTGACGCGCACGCTGACCGAGAGTAGCACGGGATCACTCCTGTCGCTCACGGGGGCCGCGCTGGTGTTCATCACGGCGGCGGCGGCGGACATTGTTCAGCCTAATACCAGCCCGACGTTTGTTGATGGAACCTTCACAGGTGACGTGACTATCGGAGACGATTTGAGCCTCACTGGCCCTACTCCAGCAATCACCCTGTTTGACACCGATGTCGCTAGTGGGTACACCAAGCTACAAAACGGCGGTGGGGGCACTTACTTAGACAGCCGTAACGGAGTCTCTAACGGACCTATCATATTCCGAGGCCAAGGTGGCGGAGTAAGCACCGAGTACGCTCGGTTTGACGCATCTGGTAATTTAGGTATCGGTATAACAAACCCCCTTGCTGCCTTGGATGTAGATGGTGGCGCACGTCACCGTCTCCGTAAATCTGGTGCTCTGCCAACACTGAACATCTCAGACCTTTCAGATGGGGCATCTCCAAACTGCGAACTGTTTGTGCAGTCTAACTCATCCACATTGGCGCGTAGTGCTGCAGCTGTGTTCTTCCAGCGCAACGTGAGTACAGCAGAGGGTAACCAAAACCCTCACGCATTGAGGGTGCAATTCACCACCACAGGCACTGGTGACCCTGCGGCAAGGCCTTGGGCAATCTCAGCAGAGATGACATCCAGCACAACCTCAAACACATCTGGGGAAGCAGGTACTTCACTCAGCGGAGTTACTCGCAAAACTGCCAGCAACAACGGTGTGATCTTTGGTGGTCATTTGCAATGTAAGGACGAAACAGACGCTGCAACACTTGGTGGCATGATCGGACTAGAGCTGAACATCCAAGGTAATGGTGCAGACACTAACGCAAACCGCTATGGCATGGACATCATTGCACGTACATTCTCTGGTGGTACTTCTGGCAACGGACGTTACAGCGCTGCTATCCGTATCCGTAATGATGCTTCTAGCTCTGGTAAGTGGAACACAGGCATCATTATTGGTGGCTTTGGTGAAGTGGAGAAGACAGACACTGCCATTAAGACGCAGAACAGTCTGAACACATCTTCGGGTCACGGTCTCATTGACGTAGGCTCCAAGCTATATGGTGTCCGCGCCAACGGTAACTACGGCGGCGGTGCTTTTGCAATGGCAAGCAATCAGTACATGGAACTAGGTGTCGTTGGCGGCACAGCTCGCATCCGTATGGTCTACAACTCATCACTTGATCGTATTGAGTTCTATAAGGGCGCAACGCTAAAGGGCTTTGTCAATATGGGTGCTGGCGCGTCTGGCGGATCAATGAACTAAACTCCAACAAGGCTGGGGGTAATTTCTAAGCCTATTTAAGGATTACAACGTGGACACTGAAAAAGTAATTGTGCCTCAAGGATTCTTCGATCAACTTGAGCAATATATTTTAGACTTACCGTACCGATATGCTGCACCTATTGCACAGGCACTAGGGCAGGTAAAGGAGCTCAACGTCCA